ACTTGTTCTTATTTCTCAATCAAGAAATAACATTAGTGCTATGTATACTAGCCAGCAGCCATCTGGCGGACAGGCTACTAAGTTTTACTCTTCTTGTATTGTTAAATTATTTTCTTCAGAGTCCGATAATCAGGCAATAAAAGGTAAGATAAAAATTGGAGATAAGTTAATTGAAGAAAAGATAGGAAGAAAAATTCGTTGGGAACTACAATTTTCTAAAACATCTCCAGGATTTCAATCAGGAGAATATGATTTTTATTTCCGTGGAAATAACATTGGCATTGATGCTATTGGAGATCTTGTTGACACAGCAGAGTCTGTTGGTTTATTAAATAGAACTGGTGCTTGGTATCAACTAGATGATGGAACTAAGGTTCAAGGAAGAGATGGAATAGTTAATAGGATAAAAGAAGATTTAGATTTACAGCAACAGTTAAAAGATAAGTTGAGTAATGTCTAAAGAGTTTACCGTTTATCCAGGAAAGTTTCCATGCAAAACTTGTCAAGAAGAAGTCTTGTCTTTAAGATATTGGAGAGAAACTGGAGATGCAACCTGGATGTGTTCTAAAAAACATATATCAAAGGTTGGATTAGTGCCACCTAAAAGAAAAAAGAAGGACTTTATCAATGAGTGAAAGAAGTGAGTCTAAAAGAATTGGTGCCAAACAACACAAGAACTCAGGTCGTAACAATAAAAAAGGAGATGCAACATGGAGAAACTTTATTGTTGACTTTAAAGAGGTTAGCAAATCTTTTACTTTAAACAAGGATGTGTGGGCTAAGGCTGTTACTGATTCTATTAAATCAGGAACTGATAAATCTCCTGCAATAATTGTTATTTTAGGTGAGGGCAACACAAAGGTAAGACTTGCTATAATTGAAATGGATCTTTTAGAACAACTAACAGAGGGGGAATAGGGTGACACAACAGGTTCAGCCAACAGGAACGACAATAGATATGGTTAATGGTTTAACTGAAATTGCTGACTACATGAAGGATGAAGAATTAACAATGGCTTTAACAATGATTGCTAAGTTAATCATTAAGCCAGATGTTCCACTTAATGTTGCTACCGTGGAAATCGTAAGACTTCAGGCAATAGCAGCAAAGATGTCATTTAGAGCAACTTGGATGGCTAACGTAGATAAAAGTGACAGGGCAAAAAAGAACATATATTTCACGGCAGCAGAATCAATCAACAACTTAGTCTCAGCACTCAAATACATAATACGCTAACCTGCTATACTTATATAAAACAAAGGATGAAAATGACTAAAAACTTATTAAAACAGATTATGATTAAGCAAGATGAACCAATACATAACGGAGATATTGACTATACTGAAGGTTTGGTAGAGGCTATCCAACAAGGATATGTTGCTGACATTAAACCAAAATTTACTAAAAAATATTCTTTTTCACCATCAGGCTTGGCTTGGGGTTCTGGAGAGTGTGCTCGTTTCTGGTACCTTGCATTTGATGGCCAAGTATTTTATGATGATGCAAGTCCTTACGGTGTAGCAAATAGAAACAGCGGTACCTTAAGTCACGATAGAATTCAAGATGCAATGATTAGTGCAGATATTCTTGATAAAACTATGGAGTTTGAAACAGCAGAACGAAAGTATGGCAAGCAAAAACATCCTGCATTAGAATTTACAGTTAAAACAGATGACCCACCAATATTTGGTTATGGTGATGCCATGCTTGACTTTAACGGACAGTCTATTGTTGGTGAAATTAAAACAATGCCAAATGATGGATTTGAATATAAGAAGGCAAACAGGAAGCCTAAAGGTGGGCACCTAATGCAATTGCTAATGTATATGAAAATATTAAAAAAAGATAAAGGCGTTTTAATTTATGAAAATAAAAACAATCACGAGTTATTAACACTTCCAGTACAGGTTAATGACGAGTATCGTAAATGGATTGATTACGCATTTGACTGGATGAGGCAGGTCCGTAAGGCTTGGACAGACAGAGAAATCCCAGTTAAAACATATAGGTCTAACTCTAAAATCTGCAAGGGTTGCCCTATTCAAAAAGCCTGTGCAGAGGCAGAAACAGGGGTTCTTAAAATTAAACCTCTTGAGGGGCTTAGTGAAACTTTGTGAAAAGTGTAACAAAGGCTTTACACCTAAAGTAACTTATCAAATTTATTGCGGCACTGAGTGTAGATCATTTGCAACAAAAGACAAGATAGTAGAAAGATATCAGTTAACTCGTAGGCAAAAAAGAATTGGAAAAGTCAGAAAATGTTTTGGTGGTTGTGGACAACAACTATCTATATACAATGATTCTGGCTTTTGTTCTAACTGCAATGTAAGCAAAAAAGAAGTAGACAAAATGTTAAAAGAGATAAAGGGATTTTTTGATTATGAACAAGACTAATCAGCCAACAAGAATTTGCGCTATTGATGCTAGTACTAATAACCTTGCATATGCGGTGTTTGATAATAAAGACCTTAAAGAAATTGGCAAAATAAATTTTGAGGGAAGTGATATATACCTAAAAGTAGGAGATGCAGCAAGAAAGACTAAAGCATATTTTGAAACGGTAATGAAAGCAGATGCTATTGTAATTGAGCATACTGTATTTATGAATAGTCCAAAAACTGCTGCTGACCTTGCATTAGTTCAAGGAGCATTGCTTGGTGCCGCTGCAATGTGTGGCATTAGGACAGTGGGAAAGGTTTCTCCAATTACTTGGCAAAACTATTTAGGTAATAAAAAATTAACAAAAGAAGAACAAATATTAATTAGATCTAAGAATCCTGGTAAATCAGATTCTTGGTACAAGTCTTTTGAAAGACAGTTTAGAAAAGAAAGGACTGTGAAATTAATTGAAATCATCTATGATAAAAATATTAACGATAATGACGTTGCTGACGCTTGTGGTATCGGTCACTGGGCTATTAATAATTGGGATAAGGCAATAGGAGAAAAATAATGCCAGAGTTAAATGCAAACATACCACCAATTGAATGTTATGTTCGTGGTAATTTTTTAAGAGATCAAATAGATAGTCACGATCAATATTTTCCTTGTGTAATTTTTGGTGTGGCTAGCGTTCAAAATCGTAGCCCATTGTTTCATTTTTTAATGGAGGATGGCGGTATCTGGTGGAGAATGCCTATTAATGCATTTTGTACTAAACCAAATGTACCAGAAGAAGATATACACAATCTTGTTTTATGGAATTCATTTAGTCCTTTTGTTACTACAACTAAATTTGCAAACCTTGCAAACATGCGTATGACCTATATGGACAGGACAAAGACAAAAATATCTGGCAAGTATTTGTTTACTCTTGATTGGCACAATCCTGATTCTAATAGACTTGATGATGGATACTCAGAAAATCCAGGGCAGCATAAATGCGGTCACGTTATACAAAGAGATGATGGCAACTTTGCTATACAACCAAACAACAGAGTATTTTTATTAGAACCATCATTTACTACCAAGCCTGGAAAGCCTGTGATTAATAGACTTATCAATACTAGAAAATGGGATGTGGAAGATGCCTCTAAGTGGATAACTGAAGATTCAGATAGTTATCATTATGATATTAATACAGGAGAGGTTGACAAATAACCTTATGAATGGTAAACTGTATAAGTCAGAGGTTTGGCTTCGTAAGAGGTATCTTATGGATAAAAAATCTCCAGAGGATATTGCTAAAGAGTGCGGGGCAAGCATAGAAACAATCTATGTATACCTTGCAAAATTTGGATTAAGGAAGTCAAAACGATGAGTAATAATTTAAATATTACGGTTGATCAAGTTAATCATCCGTTGCACTACACAACTGATCCAAGTGGCGTAGAGTGTATAGAAATTACAAGACACCGAAATTTTAATATAGGCAATGCCTTTAAATATTTGTGGAGAGCGGGACTAAAAGATGAGGCTAAAACAATACAGGATTTAGAAAAAGCAATCTTTTATATTAAAGATGAAATTAATAGGCTAGAAGGTAAATATCATGTCAACTGAGTCAGATTTAGTAAACCATCTTGATGAAGTAAACAAGGTTGTTGCAGAGTATCTTAAAGGTCAAGATCCTACAAAAATTTCTAAAGAGTTAGATATTCCAAGAACTCGTGTTGTTTCATTAATTAATGAATGGAAAGTTATGGCATCTGCTAATGATGCTATTCGTGCTCGTGCCAAAGAAGCACTTGCTGGCGCTGATGCACACTACAGTAAATTAATAACAAGATCTTATGAAGTTATTGATGAGGCATCAATGACAAATAACCTTAGCGCAAAGACTCAAGCAATTAAACTAGTTATGGATATTGAAAAATCTAGAATTGAAATGTTACAAAAGGCTGGATTGTTAGAAAATAAAGAACTTGCAGAAGAGATGATCCAGATTGAAAGAAGGCAAGAGGTATTGGTTGAAATACTTAGAGAGATTGCTTCTACGCATCCAGAGGTGCGTGATTTAATTATGCAACGTCTTTCTCAGATTGCCAAAGAAGGAGAAGTGATTACAATTGTCCACGATGTTTAATGATTTTCTTGAAGTATTAAAAGAAAATCAATTTGAAGAAAAGCCAGTAGACGCAAAAACATTTGTCGAGTCTTCTGATTATTTAGGACAGCCACCGCTATCTTCAATTCAATATGACATTGTGGAAGCAATGAGTCAAATATATAAAAGAGAAGACCTGCAAGAAATATATGGATCTGTAGAAGGGGCAAGATATTATGATAAATATACTAAAAATGAAATCATCTTACAGTTGGGCAAAGGTTCTGGTAAAGATTTTACCTCTACTGTTGCTTGTGCTTATATTGTTTATAAGTTATTATGTCTCAAAGATCCTGCAAGATATTTCGGAAAACCAAGTGGAGATGCAATAGATTTAATTAACGTTGCTATTAACGCACAACAAGCAAAAAACGTTTTCTTTAAAGGTTTTAAAACAAAGATTGAGAAGTCTCCATGGTTTGCTGGTAAGTATAACGCTAAAGCAGACTCAGTTGAGTTTGATAAATCAATTACAGTTTATTCTGGTCACTCTGAAAGAGAATCGCATGAGGGTTTAAACTTATTGCTTGCAGTGCTTGATGAGATTTCTGGTTTTGCATCTGAGGTTGGCACTGGTAATGAACAAGGTAAAACTGCAGAAAATATTTATAAAGCATTTCGTGGATCTGTAGATTCTCGTTTTCCAGATCTTGGTAAGGTAGTTTTACTTTCTTTTCCACGGTATCAAGGAGACTTTATTTCTAAAAGATATGATGATGTAATTGCAGAAAAAGAAACAATAGAAAAGAAACATATTTTTATCATGAATGAAGATTTACCACACAATGACATAAATAATCAATTTGAAATTAGTTGGGAAGAAGATAGCATTATTTCATATAAGGTTCCAAAAATTCTAGCACTTAAAAGACCAACATGGGAAGTAAATCCTACTAGAAAGATAGATGATTTTAAACTAGCATTTTATACAGACTTAGGCGATGCTATGATGCGTTTTGCTTGTGTTCCTACATATGCATCTGATGCGTTTTTTAAACAAAAAGATAAGTTAGAAAAATGTATGAATACTAGAAATCCCGTAGATTCTTTTAGAAGGTTTGACGAAACATTTAAAGCAGATCCAGAAAAAATATATTATATCCATGCTGACCTTGCACAAAAACATGACAAGTGTGCTGTTGCTATTGCTCATGTTGACAAATGGGTTAATATTCAGGTTATTAAAGATTATGAGCAGGTAGCCCCTATTGTTGTTGTTGATGCCGTTGCTTGGTGGGAGCCAAGAGCGGAAGGACCAGTGAATTTATCAGAGGTAAAGCAGTGGATTATTAACTTACGTAGAGAAGGTCTCAACATTGGTATGGTTTCTTTTGACCGTTGGCAATCATTTGACATTCAAAATGAGTTGCAGGCTGTTGGAATTAGAACAGAAACAGTATCTGTTGCTAAAAAACACTACGAAGATTTGGCTATGATGATTTATGAAGAGCGTGTTGCAATGCCAATGATTCC